GTACCAACAGAACCCCACATCTGAAGAAGGCGCGATCATTAAGCGTGAAAACTGGCAGATTTGGGAGCAGGATTCACCCCCAGACTGCGAATACATCATCCAAACTTGGGATACTGCGTTTGAAAAGAACAACCGCGCAGACTATTCAGCCTGTACTACGTGGGGTGTGTTTAAACCTCCAAACAAACAGGGCGATTTGAAACCCAACATCATCCTTCTTGATGCGTTTAAAGCTCGTTTGGAGTTCCCCGAACTTAAACACAAAGCTTTGGAGATGTGGAAGGAATGGGAGCCCGACACGTTGATCGTTGAGAAGCGTGCTGCCGGTGCTCCGCTCATCTACGAGATGAGAAAGATGGGAATACCTATGTCGGAGTATACGCCGGGCAAAGGAAACGATAAGATATCGCGTGTAAACGCTATCTCAGACTTGTTTGCATCTGGCATTGTTTGGTGTCCTGAGACTCGTTGGGCGGAAGAGGTGATGGATGAACTCGCCTCCTTCCCCAATGGAGATCATGACGACCTTGTTGACTCAAGCAGTCAGGCTTTGATGCGTTTTCGCTTGGGAGGATTCATCTCTATTGACTCTGACGAGCAAGATGAACCTACTTACCATCGCAGACGAGCAGCGTACTATTAAGGAATATTATGAGCATTGAACAATCACTGAGCCAAGCTCCATTGGGTTTAAACATGTTGGAGATGGATGATTCTCCAGCCTTTGAGATTGAAATTGTCAACCCAGAGGGCGTAAAGATTGACATGGACGGCATAGAGATTGATCTAATGCCGGAAGAGGAAAAGGAAGGCTTTAATGACAACCTTGCAGAATATCTTGATGATGGCGAACTTCAGAAAATTGCCAGTGATCTGATTGAGATGGTTGAAGCCGATATCAACTCCCGTAAGGAGTGGGTTGATATGTATGTCAAAGGTCTTGATGTTTTGGGAATGAAATATGAAGAAAGAACCGAGCCTTGGTTGGGCGCTTGTGGTGTGTTCTCCACGGTACTTACAGAAGCTGCGGTCAGATTCCAAAGTGAAACTATCATCGAGACTTTCCCGGCTCAAGGCCCTGTCAAAACGGAAATCATTGGTGCAATTGATAAGCTTAAAGAAGAGGCTGCGGAGCGTGTAAGAGATGACATGAACTTCAAGCTCACGGAAGGTATGCCTGAGTACCGCCCTGAGCATGAGCGCATGTTGTACTCTTTAGGTCTGGCCGGTGCAGCCTTCAAGAAGGTCTATTACGATCCTACCTTGGGCCGTCAAGCAGCTATCTTCATCCCCGCAGAAGATGTCATCATTCCTTATGGCGCATCTAGTGCTATGACTTCCGAGCGCGTGACTCACATCATGCGTAAGACTAAGAATGATATTCGTAAGCTTCAGGTTAGTGGTTTTTACTTAGATGAAGATCTAGGCGATCCTCTTGAGTTCTACACCGACGTAGAAAAGAAAAAAGCCGAAGACCAAGGCTACAACTTATCTGACGATGACCGCTACCAGATCTATGAGATCCACGTAGATTACGATCTTCCTGAATACGAAGATCCAGACGGCATTGCTCTTCCCTACGTAATTACCCTAGAGCGCGGTACACAAACAATTTTGTCTATCCGCCGCAACTGGGTTGAAGACGACAAACATAAACTCAAGCGCCAGCACTTTGTCCAGTACACATACGTACCCGGCTTTGGTGCTTATGGTCTGGGGTTGATTCATCTGATCGGTGGATACGCCCGTGCAGGAACATCTTTGATTCGTCAACTGGTGGACGCAGGTACATTGTCTAACTTGCCCGGTGGCTTGAAGACTCGTGGTCTGCGCATTAAAGATGACGATACCCCAATCACCCCCGGTGAGTTCCGTGACGTGGATGTACCTAGCGGAACAGTCAAAGACAACATCATGGCTCTGCCATACAAGGAACCTTCTCAGGTTCTGTTGGCTTTGTTAAATCAAATTACAGACGAAGGCCGCCGTCTTGGATCTATCGCAGATATGAACATCAGCGATATGTCTGCCAACGCACCGGTCGGTACAACTCTAGCCCTGTTAGAGCGCCAGCTTAAGACCATGTCTGCAGTGCAGGCTCGTGTTCATTATTCAATGAAACAAGAGTTTAAACTGCTCAAAGAAATCATCCGCGACTACACCCCTGAAGAGTACGAATACATGCCCGTATTTGGTACACCTCAAGCTAAGCGCGAAGACTATGACATGGTGGATGTTATTCCGGTCTCTGACCCGAATTCAGCCACGATGGCTCAAAGGATCATGCAGTACCAAGCTGTTATTCAGCTGGCTCAAGGTGCTCCCCAGATCTATGACCTTCCATTGCTGCACCGCCAGATGATTGAAGTCTTGGGTATCAAGAACGCAGATAAATTAGTTCCAGTTGATGATGACCAAACTCCACGCGATCCAGTGTCGGAGAACATGTCATTCTTGACTGGTAAGCCTACCAAAGCATTTATCTACCAAGACCACGATGCTCACATTGCTGTACATACAACAATGATGCAGGATCCTATTGTGATGGGTCAGATTGGTCAGAGTCCTATGGCTCAACAGATCCAAGCTGCCATCATGGCCCACGTTGCAGAGCACGTTGCATTCCAGTACCGCCAGAAACTTCAGGAACAGCTGGGCGCTACATTGCCAGCACCTGATGCCAAACTGGATGAGAACGCAGAAGTTCAGATCTCCAAACTTGTTGCCCAAGCCGCCGCTCAGCTTCTCCAGATGGATCAAGCTAAGCAAGCCCAACAACAAGCAGCGCAGCAAGCTCAGGATCCAATCATCCAAATGCAGATGCAGGAACTCCAGATCAAGAAGCAAGAAGCTGACATTAAGGCGCTTAAAGTCAAAGGCGACTTGCAGATTAAGTCTGAAGAGTTGTCACTCAAAGCCCGTGAAAGCGCAGCCAAGATAGGTGAAGACCCTAATATGGCCGCGATGCGTTTGCAGCAAGAAATTGCTCAAGCTCAAGAGCTTCACGCCCTAGAGATGGCTGCAAAGCAGATGGAGCTACAGCAAGCCCAAGCCCAACAGCAACAGGCTCAAGCTCAGCAGCAGCAAGCTATGGCTCAGCAGCAACAAGTCCATCAGCAGAAAATGGCTCACGGCGGGCAAGTTCATGAGCAGAGGATGGGGCACGCTGACTTAGACAAAATTCAGAAGTTATTACAAGGTAATAAGGAGTAATCATGACCAATATGCTTGAAGTGTTAAACAAGAAACTTGACGAACAAGTCAAGCAGTTGGCCGATGTTGTTAGTGGTGGTGGTGCGAAAACCTACGATCACTACAAAGAACTGTGCGGAACTATCCGGGGTCTGCAAACCGCGCAGTATGAACTTGCTGACCTCGTGCGAAAAACCAAGGACTATGAAGATGAATAAGTTTGATGTTGGTGCGGTTGATCTAAGTGGAGTGCTTAATACCTCCGCCGAAGAAAAAGCCAAACAAGTGCCAGACCCAGCGACGTATCACATTTTGTGTATGTTGCCCAAGGCAGAAGAAGAGTTTAGCGAGACTGGAATTCTAAAGTCAGCTACTGCGATTTACCACGAGGAGCTTCTTTCCCCCGTGCTGTTTGTTGCAAAGATTGGCCCTGATGCATTCAAAGACGCGACCAGATTTCCATCTGGCCCAAGCTGCAAAGTTGGCGACTTTGTGTTAGTACGTCCTAACACGGGAACCCGCATGAAAATTCATGGTACGGAGTGGAGACTCATTAATGATGACTCTATTCAGGCTGTTGTGCAAGACCCTCGTGGTATCCAACGCCCCAACTAAGGAGTAAATCATGTCTGAACCAGAAAAAACAGAGTTTGAGTTTCCTGATGAGAAGGAAGAAAACCCCCGTAAAGGTGGAAAAGTCGTAGAACCTGAAATTGAAGTTTCTTCAGATGAAAAGCCTGAAATTGAGGTGGTAGACGATACCCCAGACGAGGACAAATACAGAACTCCAATGGCGGAAGCCCCGCAAGATCCTACCGAGGAAGAGCTTGCTACGTACTCGGAGAGTGTAAAGAACA